GAGACGCAGGTGTGGGCGATTGTCAACGGGCGCTGCTGGAAAGGGCTTCTTACAGCCTACGACAAGCGTTGCATCGAGGCTCGCAAAGGAAAGCACTGGAAGACGGCTGCTTGACTCCGTCCGCGAAAGGGGCGACAAGGCGACATGGCACTTCGCACTCTGACGACGGTACCGCCCGGTGGGTGGCGCTTGGAGCAGACGCTTCCCGACGGCACCGTTAAGAAGTGGCAGAGCATGGGCCTCGTGTGGGAGTTCGCCGAAGGCATCGCGGACTTTCGCAAGGGCAACGGTCTGCCGAATGCGACGGCGAAGGAGGTTGTGTATGAAATCGAGGAGCAGACGTGTGCACGGCTGCACGACGACCCGAACTGGTGCATAAAAAAAAAGACCAGCGAACTGCGTCCAGCCGCCCGCCTGTTCGCAAGTGCAAGAGCTGCGGCGGGAGACGGGCGTAGAATCCTCATCGACTGGCTTGGAGCAGGCGCAGTCCCGGTCCCCATCGCCGTGGCGCAGGCTCGTGCGAACGTGTGCTTCACTTGTCCGCAGAATCGCGAAGGCCATCGGTGGCTCAGGCTGACGGCGGACGCGGTGCGGGCGATTGCGGAGCAGATGAACGCGAAGGATGAGCTCAAGCTGCGCGTGGAGGGCGAGGAGAAGCTGCACGCGTGCGCGGTGTGCGCCTGTCCGCTGCCGCTCAAGGTGCACGTGCCGCTGGCGACGATACTGGCGCACACGGACGCGGACACGCTCGCCGCATTCCCCAGCTACTGCTGGTTAACGACGGAACGACAACAACTATGACGACACCCTTACTCGTGGTGCTGCCGGTGCACGGCGGCGACGTGGACAACGCCGAAGCGTTGCTGCGCTGGATTGCGGAACTGGGCAACGTGCAGACGCACTCGCTGCTGGTCGCGGCGGACAACGCGCTGCCCGTCGATAGGGCGAAGGCGCTGGGGGACATGGGCAGGCCGCACTTCCACAGCGTCACCATCATCAGCGTGCCGACGGGCGCGAAGGGGTGGCCGCTCGCCGCCAATTTGATGTTCAGAGCGGTGGCGCGGCAGATCATGGCGAGCTTCAAGCTGCCGTTCCTGTGGTGCGAGGCGGACGCCGTGCCGCTCAAGGCGAGCTGGCTCGATGACATCGCCGAAGCCTATCGGCTGTGTCCGAAGCCGTTCATGGGCGCGTTGCTCGACAACGACGTGGCGCTGGAGAATTTGCCGAGGCGGTACATGGCAGGGGTCGGCGTCTATCCGCAGGACACGTTCGGCGTGCTGAACGACCTGTGGAAGGACGCGAAGTTCACCGGACCGAGCAAGCCGGGCATGCACCCGAACGCCGTGACGTCGGGGGTCGGCGCATGGGACATGACCGGGGCGCACATTGTCGTGCCGCGAGCGAAGAACACGCCGCTCATTTCGCACTTCTGGGGGACGAGCTACTCGGGCGGCGGCGTCCCCATCTATCGTGCGTCGCGCACCGAGGCCGACCCGCCGAACACGGTGTTGCTCGACGCGATACCCAAGGACGCGGTGCTGCGGCACCGGATCAAGGACGTGGCCGGGTTCGTGGATATGTGGCGCGTGCGCCTGGAGGCGGCGAAGCCGGAGCTGGCGACGCCGGGCGGCGTGGTGCCGCTCGCGGGGCACCTGCCCGAGACGCAACCTGGCCCTGCCAATGCGAACTGGCGCGGCGGAAGCAGCCCGGAAGCGGACAAGGAACGGCGTCGCGCAAAGGCGGAGGAATCCAAGGCGTACCTCGCCGAGTCCAGGCGCATCGCGGCGGAGCGACGCTCCGGCGCAAAGCAGGCTGAACCTGCCAGCGTATGAGCAGGAACGTTAAACGTTCGGCGCACGAGCGAGCGCTTCACCTAGCTAGCTATCATCGGTGCATGGCTGCCATGACGCCGGAGCAACGAGCTGCGGACAAGGCGAAGAAGTACGCCTACCAACGAGCCTATGTGGAACGCAATCGCGAGATGGTTCGCAAGAAGTACAAGGACAACTATGCAAGACAACGCGAGCTTAAGAAGGCGAAGGCTGCGGAGGCTCGGCAACGGATGCGAGACAATCCTGAGTTGCGAGCGCGTTACAACGCCGCTGTAAAAGCTCGCCTCAGTGCCAACGGAGGGGCCAAACGCCGAGCCGCAAGCCTTCAACAACGCCTATGGCGAGCGAAGAACGCAGAGCGCGTGAAGGCGAAGCAAGCAGCATACTACAGGAAGCACCGCGAGCGTTACTACGTTGCGGTACGTGCGCGGAAAGCGTTAAAGAAAGCCGCCGCTGTCAACCTGCGGGGGATGCGTGCCTTCGTCAAAGCTATCAAATCGAAGCCGTTTGCGACTTGCTACTATTGCCAAGCACGAACGCCCACTGCAGACGTTCATTTCGATCACATCGTGGCGTTGTCGAAAGGCGGGGCACACTCAGTTGAGAACCTATGCGTGTCATGCTCAGCGTGCAACTTAAGCAAGGGCGCAAAGCCACTCGCTGAATGGACCCGCGAAGCCGTCACGCAACAGTTGCTACCTCTATGAGCGCTACGCCCCTGAAGGTCATGGAAATAATCGAGGACCTCAAACTCGCCGACGAACTGCGAGCGCCCAATCGCGCGCTGATTCTGCGACAGATGAACGGAGAGGCTCCGTTTACCTCCGCACAGATGGCCGAGAACAAAATTGACGTGTCGTTCAATACCAAAACCGGCACCAACCTGCTCGCTCAGGCCAATCGCCAGTGGTCCAACGCGTTTCTAAAAACGGCGCACTACTTCCATGTGGACCTCGAAGATGCGCCCGTGGACAGGGCGCTGGACTGGGAGCAAATCGTCACGAAGGAAGCAAACCGCCCGTTGAAGCGGAGCCGCGCCTACTATCAACTCGTACGCGAAACCGGAGCGGGCGTCATGCTTACCGGCGTCGGCTCAAAGATGTGGGCTCCGTTCGACGATTCGTGGTGCCCGTACTTTGTGCCCATCGAGGATTTGCTCATACCCACGGATACGACGGTGTCGATGGACATGAGCCACTTCGCGGTACGTCGAAGCATGAGTTACTGGGAGCTGTACTCGAAGACGTTCGCGAAGAAGGACAACATCGACCCTGGGTGGAACAAAAAAGTCGTGCGCGACATGCTGGCGTCGATCAAGGACAAAACGCAAAGCGACGTGCACTGGGATTGGCAAAATGCGCCAGAGAAAATGGCAGAGCTGTTCAAGCAGGACGCAACGTACTGGCAGTCGGACGCCGTGCCCAAGATTCGCTTGTGGGATTTTTATTCGCAGGACAACACCAGCGGCAAGTGGAACATGCAAATCGTGCCTGACTCGAATTGGACGGCGACGTACGGGACGACGAGTGAGCCGGTCAGCTTCGTTTACGATAGCAAGAAGCCAGTCGCCGACGAGCTATCGAAGTTGATGCACATCCAGTTCGGCGACGGCAACGTTAAGAGTCCCTTCTTCTATCACAGCGTGCGGTCGCTGGCGTGGCTCCTATTCGACCTGTGCCAGGTGCAGGACATGACGTTGTGCAGGTTCATCGGGAAGGTGTTCGAGGACATGATGCTGCTCATGCGGGTGCAGGACCCGGCGGACAAGGCGACCGTGGACAAGGTGCACTTCGGGCTGCGGTACGGGCTGCTGCCCGAGGGCATCGGGTTCGTGACGCGCGAGCAGCGTTACCAGTTCGACCCGGCGCTGACGCAGATGCTCCTGTCGCAGTTGCGGCAGCACATGGGCGAGAGCGCGTCGAGCTACACGCAGGACATTGATAGCGGGACGGAGAAGGAACGGACGAAGTTCGAGGTGCAGGCGCTCTTGGCGCAGACGTCGGCGCTGCTCAGTTCGCTGCTCAACAACGCCTACATACAGGCGGAGTTCGAGTATCGCGAGATTGCGCGCCGGCTGTGCGATCCCAAGAGCCGCAACAAGGACGCGAAGGCGTTCCGCAAGCGCTGCCTTGAGCAGGGCGTGCCCGAGAAGTGGCTCGACGTCGAGCGCTGGGAGATACACGCGGAGCAGGTGCTCGGCGGCGGCAGCAAGCAGCTTGAGATTGCGACCAGCGAGAAGCTCATGGGCGCTCGCCAGTTCATGGAGCCGTCGGCGCAGACGCGGGTGTTGCATAACTACGTGCTGGCGCTGACGGACGACGCGGGCATGGCAACGGCGCTGGCACCCATCAAGCCGACGAAGGTGACGGACACGGTGTTTGACGCGGCGCTGGCGTGGGGGACGCTGATGACCGGCGTGCCGATGCCGGTGAAGGAGGGCGACTCGCACCGCGAAGTCGTCGAGACGCTCCTGCGCATGATGGCGATGAAGGTGCAGCAGATCATGCAGTCGGGCGGGGTCGGCACGCCGCAGGACGTGATCGGACTGATGAACGCGGCGCAGTATGTGTCGCAGCACATCGCGTTGCTCGCTCAGGACGAGAGCGAGAAGCAGCGGGTGAAGCAGTACGGCGACGTGCTCGGCAAGCTCGGCAACGAGGTCAAGGCGATGGCGCAGCGCCAGGCCGAAGCAGCGGCGCAACAAAACGGGCATCAGGACCCGGAGACGCAGGCGAAGGTCGCGGCGATCGCCATGACGACGCAGGCCAAGGTGCAGGCGAAGCAGATGACCGACTCGCAGAAGCTCGCGCACAAGGAGCAAGCGTTCCGGCAGAAGCAACAGCATGAGATGGAGAAGACGCGCGCCGACATGTTCGTGACGGGCATGGAAGGCGTGACGGAGGCCGGCGCGGAGGCGAGTCGGTCGCGGGCCGAGGTGCGCGCGATCGAGAAGAAGGCCGACGCCGAAGCCGAAGCGGTCAAGAAGAAGGCCGCGGCAGCGCCGAAGAAGTCGGGCGGCGACTGACAAAGGCGCACCGCTCGCGAATCCACAGCTCGTCGCACGGCCCGCGCCCGCGCTCCGAGCTTGACGGTAAGATTGCGGCGTGCCATTGTCGCGCCCGAACCTGTTTGGAGCGCTTACGCTCCGGCATACAACGACGAAAGGCACCCAATGGCAAAGAAGCAAGGCGAACTCCCCGGCGTGGAGCGCAAGGTAATCAAGGCGGTCGAGAACGCAGCGGACGACTACGTGGACGTGCGCGACAAGCGAATGACACTGACGACGAAGGAAGTTGAGAAGCGAGCGGTGCTCATCGCCGCGATGGAGGAGCACGGCATCACCAGCTACCGTTACGACGACCGCGTCATCACCCTTGAGGCGAAGGCGAAGGTCAGCGTCAAGAACGCCCACGACGGCGATGGGGAAAATGACAATGAATGACGCCCACGACCCGCCCGGCGTGCCCACCCACGCCGACCCATTCAGCGTCGAGCAAATCGAACTCGTCACCCGCGAGTGGCGTGCCAAGTGTGCCCGCCTCGCTTCGGAACGCGACGCGTTCCGGGACGCCCTCTGCAACATTCGCGAGTGCGCCCCGAACCATTGGTCCCTCCCGTTCGAGGACGCCCCTATGCCGCTCACCGAGTACATCGACCTTATGCTCGACGCCGCCTACCCGCCCGACGCTCGTCGCACCGAACTCGCCAAGCACGCCCGCTCTGGCGTGCTTGGCACGCCGACGCCCAGCGCCGACCAACTCGCCCGCATCGCCGCTGACATCGAAACCGCCAACCGCGAGTGGCACGCCGCTGCTTCGGAGCGCGAGACGCTCCGGACCGCCGTCCAGCGCCTTCGCGGCGCCCTCTACTCCGTCCGCTCCGCCGCCGACATGCGCCGTTACGTCGTCATCGACTCCGTCGTCGCCCAGGCCCTCCGCGACACAGCCCACCTCCGCGTCCACACCGACGCCTCGGAGCCCAACGCTCCCGTTCGCGGCGCCTCCGCCGAGGAGCCCACGCCATGATCCACATAACCAAGTCCCCAACCGCCGACACACGCACCTGCGACTTCGCCAACACGACCAAGGAAACGCTGCTGGAGTCGTCACGCCAGCACATCGGCGACATCGTCAAGGCGCTCGCGTTCTTTCAAAGCTACATAACGCAGGCCGCAGGCGAGCACGACTACGACAAGCTCACCGCGATTGACTGGTTCCACGCCGACTTCATCACTGGGTTCAAGCAGACGGGGTGGTACGACAACCATCGCCGAATCCACCGGCACCACATTGACAAGCCTGATGGCGTGCCGAAGGACGTGAACTTGCTCGACGTGTTGGAGCACATTGCGGACTGCGTCATGGCAGGCATGGGTCGGAGCGGAAGCGTTTACGAACTCAAGTTGCCGGACGAACTCCTCCAGCGAGCGTTTCGCAACACTGTCGAGTTGCTCAAATCTCAAGTCGTCGTCGCCGATACGCTTCGCGGCGCCTCCGCCCACGACCCCGCTCCTTGACTCGCACCGGAGCGCCCCCCTAACCCCGTCCCAGCGCAGAACCGCCGTCTATTACGAGAGGCTCCTGACGGGCAGGCGGCGGCGTGGGGGGTGACGGTGCGGTGACGGTCGGCGAGCAAAAAAGAATCCGGAATCCTTTTTTCGCGGTCGTGGCAGGAGGGCGCGACGGGCGGCGCGACGGCGGCCCTAGTCGTAGGCCAGGTCGTAGGCGCGACGGGTCGGACCGCGACGCAGACAGCAAAGAGCCCGGCGAGCGTGAGCTGGCCGGGCGTGTTAGGTAGTAGGTGCGCTAGTCGCGGGGCGGATCACAGAGCGCGTCGTTGAGCGCGTCGCGTACTTGGCGAGTAGTTTGCGCGATAGCGTCGGACGACCAATTAGGCCACCCGCTTAAGGTACGCTCCGCTCGATACAACGCAGCGCGTAGCTTGTCGCGCTCGGCGCGCAGGGCGTCGCGCTCGGCGATCAAGCGATTGCACTCTGCGTAAAGCGCCGTTGCTGGCGTGTGCTTCGCGTCAGTCGGTTTCATCGGGCACCTCCGTTGTAGTCGCGCCAGCATCCCACCGAGCAGAACGGTTTCGCGTCAACGTAGCGCCGTCGCTGAACCGAGTCGCCTTCCCAGTAGTAGCGAAACTTCGCGGTCTGCCCGCACCAAGCGCACTCGCATTTGTCCGTGACGCGCTCGCGCATGAGTGATGCGCGGCCAAACGGATCGCGGTTGATTGACACAGCGTTCACTTCGCACCTCCGCCGTTGACGGTTGCGGTTGCGGTCGGCACGCGGATGAACAGCGTGCGCTCGTAGCTTTGTTCACGCCGAAACGGATCGGACAAGTCGCCCTCGTCACTGTGAACAAGCACGCGATTGTCACCGCGATACCGGCAGAACAGCGGATTGAAATTGCCGATTTGTTCGCCGCGCAACGTGCGCTTGATAGTTTCGCGTACTGTATAGGGCGCACTACTGTCAAACAGCGAATGCCCTGCCGCGACTTCGCGGACTTCGATTGTGTATTTCATACGCGCGTGTCGTTAGGGGTTGCGGTTGCGCTCGGCGCTGCGAGATGCGGGCAGAGTATCGCGCCTACGCTCGGCTCAGGGTGCGACCCGCGAAACAAGTTTGCCCGCACTCGCGTTTCGTTCCCACACACAGCGCACTTGTACACATATACAGTACGGTACGGCGATTGAGAGTCGCGGACACGTTCGCTTCGTAGCGGGCGTCGTAGGTCAATAGTAGCACCGCACAGTTGCGGCGCGTTGTTAGTGTTCATACTGTCCTCCGAACGGCGCAACGCATCGCGCTGAACACGACTCGCTGTGATGCGAGCCGACACGATGCGCGCGCCGAAATGTTTGTCGTGAGTTGCGTGAGTGTTCAGGTTCACGCGCACAATCTAGCACACGTCGAGCGTAGCGTCAAGCGCCGTTCGTTGGCGCTATCGGGCTCGCCGCACTCGCCTTACTTCGCCGCGTCGCGTTCCTCGCCTCTACTGGCTTCGGCTTCCCTTGTCCGCGTATCGCCATGCCTATCTCTTGGAGGTCCGCCCAAGCACGCATGAGTGCGGCTTGAACGTGAACCGGCGTTTCCTTGTCAGTGGCGGCGGCGTAAGCGCGATCCTGAAGGTCAAGGGTCTGAGTTAGGCGAGAAAGGCGGTGTTTACCGGCGCGAGGGCCGTTGGGCTTATCGCTCCGATAGCGGGCGGGAGAGGCTACGCACTCGGCAGTTGCGCTCATGGGCGAGACGGTAAGCCAGTGGCGCGAGGGGCGTCAAGGGCGCTTGCTGGGCCGGCGTTGTTTGGCGGCGAGGACGGCCCAGCGCAAGGGGGCAGTGAGGACGGCGAGGAGGGCACCCAAGAGCCACAAGGCGAGGAGGAAGGCGGCGAACAGGGCGAACAGGCAGGCGACGGCGCCGATGATGAGGAGGGCGAGGTGGAACATGGCGCGGCGTGTTCAGCCAGGCAGACCGAGCCAAAGCCAGATGTAGATGGGGACGATGGACAGGACGAGGCCGCCGACGATGTAGAGGAGGCCGAAGCCGATGACGTAGGCGAAGGCGCCGACGAAGGCGCGGGCGGTGTAGGAGATGGGTTTCATGGCGATGGGTTGGTAGCGCGGGCGATGGCGGCGCGGGCGGCGTTGTAAGCGGCCTGCTGGTGATCTGTGCGTCCTTTGCCCTTGTCGGGGAAGCCGGCAGGCGTGACGCAGTGCCGCAGCACTGCAACCAAGGCGGCGAGCAAGTCAGGGGCAGCGGCGCAGAGGCGGGCGTTAGCATCGCGTTCGCAGGGGCTTGTACGATGTTCGTTGCGGTCCATGAGGGCGATGCGGACCGCGGTCTCGTCGTTGAGGGCGTCGAGCGATGCACCTTGGTAAACGGAGCCGTAGGCGAACACCCAAGGGCCCGGCGTTGGTTGGATGTCGTTCACAGCGCCCCCTTTCGGCGTGTGGAGCACGCCGGGGCGGGAGCGGGATCGTCACTGAGGACGGTGATCTGGCCCACGCGGTTGCCGTTCGCGTCCATGAGCGGGAACACGGTGCCCGCGTCGTTGGCGTTGATGGTTTCGATATTGACGAGGCGACGGCGCAAGATGCGGGCGGCTTCCCAGCCCGGATTGCCCTCGAACGCAGCGTTGTCCATGTCCATCTCGATGAGCAGCTTCACAGCGCCCCCTTGTCCGGCGTGCTGGGGCACGCCAAGGCGTTCGCTTCGCTGGACGGTCCTAGGACGAGCCGGTAAGACTGGACGGCGATTGGGGAGCCGTTGGCGTGTCTGACGCGTCCTAGGGCAACGTAGGCGGTTTGCGGGCTATTCCCGGCGACGATTGAGGGCGTGATGGCCTGGATAATGGCGCTTTCGGCATCAGGGGCGTCGAAGGAGCGCCAGCCTTGCGGGTCGGTGGCGTCGATTTGGACGAGGTAAGTGTTCACGGCGCCACCTCCTTCGCCGGGGCGGGCGTTGCGTCTTGCATCGCCTTTCGGATGAGCATGGCGACGCCTGCCAGCAGTTGTGCTTGGCGTTCAACCCAGCGGGGAGGATCATCGGCGCACAAGTCGGCGGCAATTGTGTCGCAGTCGTTTTGTGCGATTTCGAGCGCCTCAAGCAACTTATCCCGTTGGTCAAGGGCGGTGTGGATTTGCTCGGCTGGCGATTCGCCTGGCGCGATGCGTTCAAGGTCGGCGTATAAGCCGGGACCGATTTCGACGTGTATGTTCATATCGTTGCGTCAGTTAGCGCCGCCGTCCCCCACGTGTAGAGACCGAAGCAAGGCGCTCCGGCACGCAAAGGACGGCGGCAAAGGGTGTTGTTTCGTTGATGCGTCTCTAATCGCATGTCCGCATCATAAGCGTAGCGTCACGCTTTTGCAAGCGAAATCTTGACGCCACGCTCGCTGGTGTCGTAACGTGTGCGCCATGAAGAAGAACCAAGCAGCGGCGGCGTTAGGCAAGCTGGGCGGTCGAGCACGAGCCAAGGCGCTCGGAAAGGACGGTTGCCGCGAGGCGGCCCGGAGAGCGGGCATGGTTCGCGGCGCCCAAATGCGAGCTGAAGCTGCGCAGCGGCGAGCCGCAGCACAGGATAGGCGTTAAACTCCGGGCGCTGTGACGCGTTTTGACCCCCTGTCCGCTGTCCTGACCCTCGCCAGCGCCCAAACGCGCCTCCTCATGGGTAACGGACAGCGAAAAAGGGCATTCCAACGCGCGGTCAGACTGGCCCGCAATCGCTCCACGTTGCGATATGAGCGACTTTCCCCCCTTGCCGGTGCCCAAGTGCGTGCTACCCTCCCGCCGTATGAGGCTGAGCCTTCCAGCGAACGCCCACGGTCGGCGCCAGGATTCCACATGGAACCCGGCGGCGCTTGTGGTGTGGCTCATCGTCGAGAACGACCGGCTCCGTGGCTGGGTGCGTGCGTAAGTGGGACGCGACGATTACGCCCATGTCGCAACCGTGCATTCTCCTCCTCCAACTCGGGACATTGATTCATCCCCGTCGTCTTGCGCCTTGCATCTCTCTATAGATGCAATGCAAGGTGCAAGAGAACGCGACTTTTTGCACGCCACTTGCACGAAAAAGCGTGCAATGCAAGGTGCAAGAGCAGCGTCGGTGCGCTTTACACTTCGTCGTCGCGACGCGTGAAAACATTGGCCTTTTTGTCGAACTTGAGCGCACGCTGCTTCTTGGCCCGCTCGATGGAACGGTAGATAGTGACCTCGTTGACAGATGTGCCCACTTTTGCTTTCACGGCGACGAACAGGTCGTTGAGGCTCATTTTGTAGCCGTCGCAGGCGTCGGCGATGAGCGTATTGGGTATCTTCACGTTCTGCCCCTTGTTGCTCTTGACCTGCTTGACCCACTCCTCGATGTCGAAGTCGTCGTCGCGCTCGTAAATGTGGGTGTCCTCGTCGAATTTGAGCGCAAAGGCGTCGAATTCTTTGCCGTCAGAACACTTGCCGCAGGCGAGAATGATCGTCTCATAGCTGTTCGGCGATGCGACGGCGACGTTGATCTGGCTACGGGCCCAAGCGGTTATGGCCTTTGAGTTGCGCGAATAGCTGCCCTTTTCCATGCCGAGGAGCTTCACGGCGCCGGCGCGGCCTGTGAGCGCGTGGTGGATGACGAGAGGGATCGACTGGGTATTGCCTCGCTTGGTTAGCATCGACAGCTCATGGAGCGATTTGAACATGTCTGCGTCCTTGTTCAGGTCGCCGACGGAGTAATTTTGGAGACTGTCCCACACGACGACGTTCCACGGGCGCGTCTTGATAGCGTCGGCCACGAAGTCCCGGTTGGTGGCGTTGTCGAGGAATACGAGTCCGTCGCCGTCGTGTTCAAGGGTGTGCACGACACATTGATCGACGACCTTTTGCCACAGCGCCTCATCGCCTACCCACCTGCGGAAGTACTCGAGGTCGGTTTGCAGGCGCCGGTTGCTGTTCTCGACCTGCATGAACAGCCAAGTGAGGTTGGTCCCTTGCATGGGCAGGCCGACGAAATCCCGGCCGACGATACCGGTGATCGCCATTTGCATTATGAGCCGCGTCTTGCCGGCGCCTGGCGGACCAACGAAACACGTGTTCTGACCCTTGGCGAGTACGTGGTCGCCGAGGATGTTATCGGACGCGTCGAAGCGCATCCCGAGGATTTCGTCGAAGTGCCTTAGCGAAAGTGGGGCGCGGGGCGTCGGTGCATCGGCCATGGGCGGCATTCTGCGCTCGTTACGAACGCCGTCAATAAAAAATTGTTGACACGTTTTTGCGCCGGGCGTAGTGTCGCGCAACATGAACGTTCGTCCCTCCGAAAAGTTCGTGCTGCTTGTCGAACGCGTGCACGGTTCCGTGAACGCCGCAGCCGAAGCATGGAAGATCAATCCCACGATACTTTACCGCTTCCTGTCCAAGAAGGACAATGGCGGCCTGAGCCTCGACACTGCGGCGCAAATATCGCACAAGAGCGGCTTGTCGCTCGACGAGTTGTTCGTGATTGAGCCTGAGGTAGAGAAAGCGGGCAAGCGATGAGCGACACCGACACCCGCTCCAAATTGGAGCACCTGTTCAAGCGGCTCGTCGACCCGACCGTGCCCGACCTCGACGCGCTCGCCGACTTTGTCTGGTTCCGCAAACTTGCGCTGGGAGCTGAGGACGTGGCTGGAGCGCTAGGGATGCCGGCGCCTGCGACGCCTGCGCCCACAAAGGACGGCCCACGGATGCCGTTCGGCGAGCACAAGGGCAAGCTGCTGGCCGAGGTGCCAGCGACGTACTTCGCGTGGCTTGTGACGCGGGAGCTGCGTGAGCCGTTGTTCGGACACGTTAAGACCGAAGCAGCGCGGCGCGGTGTGAAGATGCCCGCTGGCGCAACGGCGGCAAAGCCGAACCGCAACGCCGGCCACCTGCGGCAGGAGGCGAAAGCGCACGACGCCACGGCCGCCGAGACGAACCAAGAGCAGCCGCCCTTTTGACCTATGACGGAGACCGAAAAGCTGAAGCACTGCGCTGGTTGCCACGGACGACTTTTACAATTACGGCGGCAATTCCGGGTCGGCGACGGGGCGTTGCTGGTCGTTGCCGGACATGAAGCTCATCATGCGCAAGGAAGTGTCCATTGACCAGCGGCCGCCGTGGACGCAGAAGGCGCGCGAGTTTCCGCAGTGCTACCACCGTCCGCGCTTCGTTTACGTGAAGCCGGATCAAACCTACACTCCGCGACCGCAGTTCAGAGATCGAGCCGCTGGGAGGACATGCCATGACCCCGCTCACCATCAACGAGCTTGTCGCTATCGAGCGTGCTCGCGTCGCCGTTCAGCGCATCGTCGCGGAGGTGCCGGAATCCCTCGAAGGCGCCCATCTCGTGCACTCGCTTTGCTGCCTGCTGCAAGTCTTCGCGGACGAGCGGACGGGGCAACTGGGCGCCGTAGGCATCGCAGCCGCAGCGATCGCCGAACTCGTCGAGCGTGAGCGGGGGGAGAGGAGCGTCGTCGCTTGAGCACGCCCACAATCATTCGCCTGTCGCCGAACTCGCTCGGCCACTACAACGTGTGTCGGCGCTTCCACTGGTACTACAAAATACGGGACCGGCGCCTCGTCCGTACCTCGCCGGGTCGCGCCAACGGCACTGCGATGCACGCTGGGATGCTGGCGCTGAACCAGGGCAAGAGCGTCGCCGAGCAGGAAGCAGCGATCGACGCGGCGTTCGCGGCATCGCCCACGCCCGTTGACGACTACCGTCAGGCGAGCTTCGCGAAGGACGGGCTCGCGGCGTTCCGCGCTGAGTTCGGCTCGACGTTCGCCGACTGGACGATTGAGGAGACTGAGGCGCAAGGCGAGGTGGAGCTGGGGCGCATTCACTGGGGGGTGTACTCGCCGCGCAATCCGGCGTCTGATTTCCTGTTCGTGAAGCGCAGCGTCGCCGAACCTGAGCACGAAGCCGTAGTCATGTTTGAGTTCCGCCGCGACCTCGTCGCCGTGTCGCCCGAGGGCCAGCGCTTCGTGTTCGACTACAAGACGGCATCGCGCAACGAGCAGGTCGAGTACGAAGCCGCGAAGGTGTCCGGTGCGCTCAAAGCCTACGCCCGCACCTACCAGATGCAGCACGGCAAGCCCGTCCACGGCGCGTACCTTATCCGGCTCATTATGCGCAAGCCGAGCCGCACCGGGGTCGCGTTCGAGTTCCCCAAGGACGGGCCCATTTATTTCAGCGACGCGGTCCTCGACGAGTGGCAGCGGCAGACGCTCCGCATCGCCCGGGAGATACTTGAGCGCGACCCGAACGACCCGGACGACTGGCCGCTGTCGAGTACGGACAAGGGCGCGTGTCGGTTCCAGTGGGGCGCGTGCGACTACCTGGGCGTGTGCCAGCTACCACCAGCGGACCGCTTGCTGAAGCTGAGCACGGACGAGTTTGAAGACGCGGAGGCGGCGAAACAACGTGAACGCGCCGGCGATGGCGCAACGCAGGAAACATGACGACGACGATCGAGGAAGCGACGCAACGGCTAATCGACACCGCTACAAGCTCGGCGAAAGCAGCGAACGACCTGCTCACGAAGGCGCTCGACAAGGTGGACGCCCTGACGCAGGACCGCGACCAGCTCATGCGCACGCTGCACGAGACTGCGGCCCACGCGACCGTGCTCATGCGCCAGCGCGACGAACTCGCGGCGTGCCTGCGGGAGGTGCTAAACGCGATGGGGACGGGCACAATCGTCATCGCGCCAGGCAAGCTGCTCGGCAATGCGTTCCAGTACATGACGCTGGCGAACCGCTGCCAAGCCGCCCTGCTCCGCCTCGAAGTGCGCGAGCGCCTCGACGACAAGCTCCAAGCGGAGGCGAAGCCGTGAGCGATCCCGTCGCCATCCCGACCGGGCTCGTCCCGCCGTCCCGTCGCAATCCGCAGATGGCGCTGTTCTACTCGGCGCCGAAGGTGGGCAAGACGACGGCCGCGGCGGCGTTGCCCGACTCGCTCATCCTTGAGCTTGAGCCTAGTGGCGCGGACTTTGTCGCCGCGCGCAAGCTCGACGTCTCCAGCATGGGCCAGCTCGTCGCGGTGCTCGCGAAGCTCACCGCATTGCGCGAAGCCGGCACGCCAGCCTGTCGCCGCCTCGTTGTGGACACCGTGGATGCTCTCGAACAACTGTGCAAAACGTCGGCGCTCGCCAAGTACAAGGCCAGCGTGCTCGGCAAGAACTTCCAGGGCACTGACCTGTTCGAGCTCGACCAAGGCGGCGGCTACGGTCGGCTGCGCGACGAGATGGGCGAAGTGCTTTGGCTGCTCGTCAAAGCGAGCGAGGAGGTCATCCTGCTCGCCCATGTCCGCGACAAGTACATCGAGCGCAAGGGCGCCATAGACGTCTCGACGCAGGACGTGGACCTGACGGGCAAGGTCCGCGCCATCGTGTGCGGGCGCTGTTCGACCATTGGCTACATGCGCCGCGACTTTACCGACACGCTCTATGTAAACTTTCGGACGGGCGACAGCGTCAACTGCGGCTCGCGCTGCGCTCACCTGACGGGTAAAGAGATCGTGCTCGGCGAACGGGTCAACGGCGAGCTTGTGTTCCGGTGGGAACGTATTTACTTACCCGACGACGCCAACCCTTTGCCTGCGCCGAAGCAGGCACCGCAGCCATGAGCGACTTCGCCACCAAAATCTTTCGTTCGTTGATGGCGCCTGACGCGCTCGCACGCTTTGAGGGCAACGAGAAGAACTACGCCGAAGACTGCGCCAAGTTCGCGGCGATGACGGACGAGCAACTCGCTGAGACCGTCATGCAATACCTGCACCATTGCTCGCCGCCGAAGTGGTCGCGTGGCGAACCCGTTTACGACGCCGTCATTTGGCACAACCTGATTCCCGAGATGGTCCGCCGATTGCGCGACTAGCTCGGCTCCGACAACCGGCGCACAGCGCCACAACCGCCCGGCGACGGGCACAACCAAAGAAAGCACGACGACCTATGGGCATGTTATCGAACAAAGACTGGACGAACGCCGAAGTGAACAAGCGCGTGATTGCGAAGTCGATCAAGCGCTGCGAACTGGGCGATGTTCGTGAAATGGACCGCACCGCAGACGCCAACGGCGAACCAGCCAAAGGGCCAAAGAGCAAGGTGCTGGTGAACCTGACGCTCGCCGAAGCTGCGAAGACAACCGACGGCGACGATCTCCGCGCCGGGTTCCCCACCGTCATCACCATCAACGAGTGGGAAGGGCGCGAGGACGAGGCGAAGGCGAAGATCAAGGAACTGGCCATCGCCGTCCTGGGCATGGACCGCAAGACGAAGGACAACGTCGCTGCGGCCGTGGACAACGCCGGCGGCTGGGCAGCGCTCAAGGGGCGCCCGCTCCTCGTCGAGTTCGACGTTAAGAACGGCTATCAGGAGACCCGTTCGTTCAACCGCATCCCGGCGACCACTTGACCTATGAGCATCCAACATTACAGCAGCCCGGAGGAGGAGGCCGCCCAACGTCGTATGCTTGACGAGTTCCTCGGCAAAGCCGAACGGCAATGGCCGCAGGGTCGTGTAGCAGGCGACGATGACGGAGAGACGGCGTTTGCAATCGCCGCCGACCCAATTCACAAGTTCGTGCGCGTACAGTTCACGAAGCCGATGGCGTGGATTGGACTCGACGTAAAGTCAGCGCGTCACATGGCTGATTTGCTCACGAAGAAAGCCGACGAACTGGAGCATATCGTTTCAAACCCCGCTTGATCTATGCCACGCACAAGTAAAGCGCTCGCCGTCCTCGACGACGAAGTGAGCGCCCTCAAAGCCAAGCACGCCGCGCTCATTGCCGAGCAAGCGGCTGTCGAAGACGCCATCGAACGCGTCAAGCGTATGCGCGTTGCGATGCAAACGCTGCCCAAGCGCAGCGGCCGCGCCAAGGGCAAGCGCCCAGCGACCGACGAACAGGCAACGACCCCCGAACTGCTCGCGAAGGCGCGAGCGATGCAAGGTGCATGAGCACGACCGTCATCTATCACCGCGCCGACTTCGACGGCATCTTTTGTCGCGAGATCGCCCGCAAGTTCCTGCCCGGCGCAACGCTGGTCGGGTGGGACTACGGCGACCCGGTTCCGCCGATGCCCCCGGCGGGCGACGGCGAAGTTGCGCTCTACATGCTCGACATCAGCGTGGACGGACTCATGGACTACCCTGGCCTAACGTGGATCGACCACCACAAGAGCGCGATGGAGAAGTTCCCGGGGAGCATCGCGGGCTACCGTATCGACGGCGTTGCGGCGTGCAGGCTCGCGTGGCAGTGGTTCAGCGGCTTCGTGAACAAGTTCGGTAACGACACACCAACGAAGGAAGACTACGTAGAGCGTCGCGTTACCGAACCGTGGGCCGTCCGCCTCGCTGGCGAGTACGACATTTGGGACAAGCGCGATCTGAACGCTGAACTGTTCCAGCACGGACTGCGGAGCGAGGAACTATTCTCGCCGATGTGGGACCAGTTGTTGAGCGACCACGGCGACGGCACAGTCACACGTCTGCTCAACCAAGGTCGCGCCTTGCAATACGCCAAGACGCAGGAGAACGCGTCCATCATCAAGTCGAGCGGCTTCACCGTCGATTTCGAGGGCCTGTGCTTCCTCGCTTGCAACGCCGCCCGCTACAACTCGCACTTGTTCACTGCGGGCATCCTGCCTGAACACGACGCGTTGCTCGGCTTCAACTACGATGGCAAAGGCCGTTGGCGCGTGTCGCTCTACCATGCGCCGGGCAAGGAGCATCACGACCTGTCGCTGATCGCGGTAAAGCATGGTGGTGGCGGGCACCGGGGCGCTTGTGGCTTTCGTGCCACGTCGCTGCCTTTCCTAACCACGCCGCCCGCAACGGCGCCCGCCGCATGAACTTGACGAGCGCGCGGCGCAACGAAGCGCACTTGGGCCGAACCGTTACGGGTTACGCTAGCCCAAGGTCGGTGGTACGATCCACCGCCGCGCTCACTCATTCCCCCGCCCCTATCAACCGGCGAGCGTCAGCGTCGGAAAAGTCGCGTTGCGCAGGCGAGGCGGGGCCTCGGACTCATTAATCGCCTAAACGCGGCGGCTGACGCGCTTCTATGAAGACCGGCCAACAACGCAAGGGCGACCCGGACAACCCGCCGTGCTGGTGCGGAGTAAAAAATCCGTACTACGAACCCCTGCCTCGTCGCTGTGGCGGTTCTGGCGTCATCGAATGCCTGTGCGGTGGCGACTTCTGCGTTTGCCATTGGCACGGCGAAGCTGAGTGCCTTGGTTGCCCTGACTGCGAAGACGATGACTGACTTTATGGACACACGAACTGGAATGATCCTGCCACTGGAGCATGTGCCAGCGGGCCAGAAACAACACTTCGTCGAAGTGAAGCGCGACCTAACCTTGCGCGAGAAAGCCGAGGCGCAGATTCGGCTATACGCGCCTTGTGCTTGCGGGAGCGGTAAGAAGTTCAAGTTCTGCTGTCGTCGGCCATGAACGCGCCACGCAACCAACAGTGGGTGCAGGAGATGTGCGAGCTTGTGAAGAACAAGATGCCCGAGGGTTATTGCTTCGTCGTGTTTGGCTTCCCGGTGGATCGCGACGGACGCTGCTACTACGCTTCCGACGCGACTCGCGAAAGCGCTATCAACGCGCTCCGAATATGGCTGGCGCACGCTGACGGCCAGTTCCTTAAGCACATGCCATGAGCCTCCCCGACCGCCGTCCCCGCCTCACCTGCTACCACTGGGAATGCGGCAACGCCACGTTTACGACCGTCGCGCACGACATGGACGAAGCCTTCGAGCGTGCGAGTCGCGAAGCTGAGGCGCTCGGTCTCGGCGACTGCCCGCTCAAGTGCACAGACTACTACGAACACGACCCGGCGGGAGGCGATGGGCCGGAAGACTGAACGTGTGGCGTGCCCGAACGCAATTCGAGAACCGTGGGTTGGTCGCCGATTTATGAGCCGTTACGCTAATCGCGGCAAGTGGGAGTGGGAGGTGCTCACGG